AGGCGAATTGCTAGACGGTGAACTGGAATACTAGGAGGACAACATGCAAGAATTACAGGTAAAAGTAACACAGGCGCAGGTTGAAATCATTGACCGCGAGAAATTTGAGCAGAACATCAATGAGGTTGTAGCCAAGTACGAAAATTACACAGTAACGGCTGGAACCATCAAGGAAGATAAGCAGGTCTTAGCTGACCTACGCAAGCTCAAGAAACAAATCTCAGACGAGCGTATCAAGATTAAGCGTGAGCTATCACAGTCTGCTGATGAGTTTGACGACTACATCAAGACGACGGGCAAGCCCCTTGATGACACGATTGATAAAATCGCTACGGATGTCAAAGAGTTTGAAGAACATCAGAAAGCTGTCCGCTTAGACACTATCAAGAGCTACCTAGCTAACAAGGCCTCTGAGTACATGCTTGACCCTAGAATCTTTGATGAAAAGGCTCTTGAGTATATCAAGGCTGGTGACTTTATGGCTGATGGTGTGACTTTGAAGAAAGCCACAATGAAGTCTCTTGATGACATGGTCACTTTTGAGTACCAAAAGCAACAAGAGTACGAAAAAGCAAAAGCCGCCATTTCTGGGCAATGTGCTGAGTATGGCATGACTGACCAGCCATATATCCGCATGCTACGAGACTTGACCCTGGTTGAAGTCCTGGAACAGATTAAGTCTGACTATACCTTTGAAAAGCAAAAGCAGGAAATTGAGCAGACTAGACTAGAAAGAGAGCGACAGTTAGCAGATCAGCAAGCTGAAGGGCAGGAACAAGCTCCAAAATCAACGGAGACCCAAAATTTCGACCCGGAAACAGGCGAAATCTTGGACGGCGGGAAAATCCCCCAAAATGAGCCAAACGCTCTCGGAGGGGCTAAAAACGACCTGAAACGATATACCCAAAAAATGATCCTTGAAGTCTATTTTGAGGACACGGCAGACAAAGACCGTTTCAAGGGAGGGCTCAGTCAGCTTGGTTTCGATGTTAAGCGTAATTACTTAGTTAGAGGCTATAAGTTCATTGAGCCACTGACTCAGGATGAACTCAATGAGCAATGTGGGTGGTAAGTATGGAAATCAGAGAAATATCTGACAGCGTAGCCATCTACTCGGACGGCAAGAGATTGCAGGTTATCCACAACCTAGGGGATGAGTTTATCCTTGATTTCAAGGTGGGAGAGGATAGTGTCTGGAACCTTGATGGCCAAGTCGTAGAAATTATCAACAAGATTGAGCCTGTATTTAAGGTTTGCGGTTTCTGCTCAAAAGCCGGGGAGGGTATGCAGCGCTTAAAACATGCCATCATCCACTTTGAGAGATTTGAGCAGTATATCAGAGACAATCAGGATGACCTGTTTGATTGGATGGTAGATCCAGGAGGGGGAATATGATTAAAACGGTGTTTTTGTCGTGCGACTATCCAGGCGATAAGAAAATTGACGATAAAATAAATAGCTGGTTTACCGAAAATCCAGACATTAAGTTGATTGACATCAAGTTTCAATCAAATGTGTCTGCTGCCGCTGGCAGTGGATTCACCGCTGAATGTTGGCATACATCCGCTTTGATTATTTACAAAGTTCCCCCAGAGATCAATATAAGCAGTAGCAATTCAAACGGCTTAGGTTTCTTGATTGCCTGCGAGAAATGCGGCACCATATCCATAATCAAAGCAAAAGATGCAGGCCAAAAGGTCTGTCATGAATGTAAAAATAACCAAAAACCAACGTGCCGTGAACCACGATAAAAGCGAACTAGAAACGTCAGTAAAGGTCATGTGACCTTGGACGAGCGACTGCCCGTATTTAGCCAATTCTCACAAAGGCAGTCGCGTTTTTTTGAAAACAAAAGGATGAAATTTTTAGATTTATTTTCAGGTATCGGAGGCTTTCGTCTTGGAATGGAGTCAGCGGGCCATGAATGTATTGGCTTCTGTGAAATAGACAAATTCGCTAGAGCTAGTTATAAAGCTATACACGATACGAAAGGAGAAATTGAATTACATGACATCACAAGAGTCACAGATGAGTCTATTCGAAGAATCGGAAGTGTGGACGTTATCTGTGGAGGATTTCCGTGCCAGGCTTTCAGCATTGCAGGAAACAGACGAGGTTTTGAAGATACACGAGGAACTTTGTTTTTTGAAATCGCACGGTTCGCATCTATTCTCAGACCTCGCTTGCTATTCCTTGAGAACGTCAAAGGACTCCTCAACCATGATGGGGGGAATACATTCGAGACCATTATCTCAACCTTGGATGAATTGGGGTACTATGTGGAATGGCAAGTGCTTAACAGCAAAGATTTTGGAGTCCCCCAAAACAGAGAGAGGGTGTTTATTATCGGACATCTTAGAGGAGAACGTACCAGAAGAGTTTTTCCTCTCGGAGGAAATGACGAAAAGACTGATTGTAAACAAACAAAAATCAAGAAGGTAGGCAACATTAGGAAGAAAGGGAAGTCACAAAGTGGCGATGTTGTTTCAACGGATTCCATCGCACCTACTTTATGCGCTACAACAACGCAAAAAGACCCGCTGAAGATAGCTATACCTGTTTTAACACCTGATCGCGCGGATAAACGACAAAATGGGCGCAGGTTTAAGTCTGACGGAGAGTCTATGTTTACTTTGACTGCGCAAGACAAGCATGGAATCTTAATCGCAGGAAAATTACCTGGAAATCATGACCAAAACTCAAGAGTATATGATACAAATGGACTAGCTCCCACTCTATCTACTATGCAGGGTGGTGGGCAAGAACCTAAAATCATGCAGAACTTTCGCATCCGCAAGTTAACACCTCGTGAATGTTGGAGATTACAAGGTTTTCCAGACCGGGCTTTTAATAAGGTGCAAGAAGTGAACTCTAATAGTCAACTATACAAGCAAGCAGGAAACAGCGTGACAGTCAATGTTATTGCTGCGATAGCAAAAGAATTTAGATAAACAGGAGAGAGAAAAAACAAATGCAAAATAAAATCGACATACCAGGCACAACCATCAGCCTTGAAATTGTAGATAAGATTATTACAGTAACAAATAAGATTAAGTACGATATCCAGATGCAATTTAAAAATCAGGATGCTGAACCGTCCCTTGACGAGAGCGGGGACATCTTCGAGCCGCTTTATTGGTTAGATGTGAAGGCAATCCCGAAAGAGCCGACAGAGTATCACTCAAGTTTAGGCGTCAAAGCTGAAAAACGAAACTTAGCCGAACTTCAGAAGTTCTTCGAATTTATTGAAAACAACAAGCAAAACCTCTTTGACTTATGCGGGTTTAGAGGAGAACTTGAATGAGCAATCTGACATTATCGTTAGACATTTCAACTACTGCGACAGGATGGGCCGTATTTCACGGCTCTGACCTTGTCCAGAGCGGTGTCTTAAAGCATAAAAGCAAGTCATTCTTTGAACGCGGGCGCTTCATGGCCAGCGAACTGCGAGCGGTCCAATCACGAGCTTTACAAAAATACGATTGTCCTTTTGAGACAATAGTAGTCGAGAAAAACTCAGTCATGGGGCCGAATCAGCAATCCATGATCAGCATCGGAATTGTGACAGGCATCATTCTTGGCCGACTGATTGCCGATAATGTATTTTTTGTCAATGTTTCAACGTGGCGCAAATACTGGAAATTTAGCTATAAGGACCGAAGCAAGAAATCAATGAAGCTGCAGGCAGTTGCTAAGGTTTCCGAAGAATTTGACCTGCACGTCAAAGACGACGAGGCTGACGCAATCCTGATCGGCTCTTATTTTGTCAACTATGGTCAGGAATTCGGAGGCCTGGAAAGCCATAAGATAAGCTGAGGAGGTGGAGTGATGGAAGATATACGGATTCTAGATGCGTGTTGTGGTAGCAGGATGTTTTGGTTTGATAAGCAAGAGCCTCACACAACATACATGGACAAGCGTGAAGAAGAATTTGAAATTCACCAAAAGAAAATCAATGTTAAGCCAGACATTGTCGCAGATTTTCGAGACATGCCATTTGAAGATGAAACATTTAATCTTGTTGTGTTTGATCCACCGCATCTTTTATGGGCTGGCCAGAAATCATTCATGCGTGCTCAATATGGACAACTTGACGTATTGACTTGGAGATTAGACCTGCAACAAGGTTTTGAAGAGTGCTTCAGGGTGTTAAAGACAGGTGGAACGCTCATTTTCAAGTGGTCTGATGCTCAAGTAAATGTTAAGGAAATCTTGGAATTAGTCCCACAACAACCACTTTTTGGACAGCAGCGTGGGACGACTCACTGGATGGCTTTTATGAAATTTCAAAAAGGAAACAAGAGGAGGATTTGACATGAGAGAACACAGTATTTACATTTTCAGCATTGTAGTTTTGTTAGCGATCTTGATGGCAGCAATCATCAAGATTAACAGGCTCAACGAGCGAGTCGAACAGCTCGAAGCTAGAAAATTGATTACTATTCATAGGGCTGATAACGCTGGTGCTGAAATGCACGGCAGCATCACGGACAAGGAAATCATAGACGGTCGTTATACAGTGACCGCTGGGGCTTACGGCAAGTTTCTTGTGACAAAGGAACAGTATGAGAGTTTAAATGTAGGGGATGAAATTCCAGATTATTTGAGAGGAAGTAGAGGAGCAGAATGAAAAGAAAAAGCATATCTAAAACCACTAGACAAAAAGTTTTAGATAAATACGGAGGGCGTTGTGCGTATTGTGGTAAAGCTTTGGACTTGAAAACTTTGAGAGTGGATCATTTACACCCTCATTATCTAGGTGGAGAAGATAGTTTTGAAAACTATATGCCAGCTTGTTATAAATGTAATTTCTACAAATCTACGCTTTCATTAGATGAGTTTAGAGAACAATTAATTACATTACACGAACGAATCAGTAAGCCATTTATAGCAAGACTTGGGTTAGATTATGGAATTATTGAAATCAAGCCTTTTAATGGTAAATTTTATTTTGAGGAAAGAGGTAATTAAGATGACCAAAACTATTGAAATCCCAGATTGGTGCTCCATGTGGGGCAGCAAAGATGAGCGTTATGGCTCGCTAGAAGAACTGAAAGAGTTATTACTCTATAAGCGTATTGTGAAGTGGGACAAGGACCACCTGGAACTTGAGGACGGGACAAAGGTCACTATTGAAATGTCAGAAAGTGATTGCTGTGCCTCAGCAGGTGGAGAGTTCAAGAATGTCACACTAGACGCAGTCATTACTGATGTAAAAATTGGAGAACCCACAAAATTCGACAATGGCGACGGGACCACTTGTGAGAATACGGTCACTATTTACCACAATCAAAATCCAATAGCTTTGGCAGAATGTGAGGCTGATGATGGCAATGGTGGCTATTACTACAGCGTGGGGTCGCTAGTTATTGGTAAAATCCACTTTCCAGTAGTAGAGGCGTAGGAGGAGCGAAATGAAAGAAAAAACATATGAACAGATGCTAGATGAAATGATTAGCGATAAGGTCAATAATCCTAGTCATTATCAAGGTGCTTTTGGCCTTGAAGCAATTGAGGTTGTCAGGAACTTCGCAGGCGATTTGACAGCTGTACAGGGTTTTTACTGGGGCAATGCAATCAAGTATATGCTGCGCTTCCAAAAGAAGAATGGACTTGAAGACCTGAAGAAGGCTCGCAAGAATCTGGATTGGCTGATCGAGGAGGTGGAGCTATGACGTTTGTGGAGCACAATAACCGCGAGAAAGCCAATAAATTCGCTGAGTATGTGACTGGGAAACTGCTACGTGAATACTTAGCAAACAAAGTAAAACAATATTGCGGTGAAAATATATCTGTATTTGATGGTGCAGCAGGCTCTGGACAGCTGGAACAGTTTATCAGTATGACTGATTTTCATGCGGTAGAAATTCAACAGGAAAGTTGTGAAGCGTTGAAAACGAATTTTCCTCATGCGGTTGTGAATAATCAGAGTTTTTTCACTTATCAATCAGACGTACAAGTTGATGCAATTGCAATGAATCCGCCTTATTCTCTGAAATTGAAAGATTTACCAGTAGAAGACCAACAGGCTATTAAAGAATTGTATCCGTGGAAGAAGTCAGGCGTTGTTGATGATATTTTTCTGTTGAAGTCACTAACTTATGCGAAGCGATACGGATTCTATATCATGTTTCCTGGTATTGCTTACCGTCAATCTGAAAAGAAAATGAGAGAGCTTGTAGGAAATAACCTTGTTGAATTAAATGTGATTCAAAATGGATTTGAAGACACAGCTATCAACGTGATTTTCTTAGTTATTGACAAAGAAAAAAATAGCCCTGAAATTTCAAAAGAGATCTATGACTGTAAGACCAAAAAGGTCGAATATGCAGAATCTGATACGTTAGATTCAGATTTTAGCTGGGTTGCACCAAGCAAGCCTTTAGAGAAAGAAGAGATAGACATTGACCAAGTAAATGCAGAACTAGACCAAATGGCAATTGATCACCTTGAAAAACATTTAGCTAGTCAATTGATATTGATTCAGTTTTTCAATGCAGATATTGATTTAAAATCTTTCATAACGAGATGCCATAAGGTCTTAGATGATTACTTGTTGATGTACAATTTTGCAGTAGGATTAGAATGAAACCAGATAAGATAACAAAGTACGGATTGCTAGAAGTTTGCGAGCTTATTTCAGGTACTAGAACTAAAGCGACAGATGGGTCTTATTTTATCTATGGTGCTGGTATGAATGCAAAGGGAACTACAGATAAATTCAATTGTGAGAGCGACACAATCCGCTTGACTCGTAAGGGTACAGTTGGTGCAGTTTATTTCCATCGAGATCCATTTTGGATAGACGAAGGTGGCTTTAAAGTTGAGCCAAAAGAAATGATAGATAAGCGATATTTATTTCACTGGCTGTTGATGAAGCGTGAAGAAATAGAGCGATGCGCAGACGGAGATAATCAACCAGGTTTATCAGTAGCTAGATTGTCAAAAATAAAGATTGACGTCCCTGATATAGAATATCAGTTAAAGGTTGTTAAGTTGTTAGATGAAATGAGTGCAGACTTGGAATTTTTTATAGACAATATCACACAAATTAAAATGCTAGAAGGTAAGGTTTTGAGTTACTACAATGAAAAAATCGGAACAGCTTTAGAAAGAGAAATAAATGGATAACAAGCTAGGGCCTGATCAACGAATTTGTTAAATAAAAAAAGCCAAGACACTCTCTGCCTCAGCTAATAGTTTTCTCGCAAAGACTATTATACCACAAAAGGAGACAGAGAGTGAGTAAGGCTAAGGCTATTTTAAAGGATTTAAGAAACCTTGATCTATATATTGCAAGTTTGATTAGACGAAGAGCCAAGGTTGAAGCCTCGCTCTTGTCTAGTCAGAAATTTTCGGCCGATAAAGTTTCGGGAGGCGTTAAACGTAAGCAAGATGATATCTATGTCGAGCTGTTGACGGCCAAGGAAGAAATAGAGCAGAAGACCGCCGAGGCTATTAGAAAGCAAAGAGAGCTGCAGGGGCTAATTGACTCTCTGGAAAATACGGATAGTCAGACGATACTGAGCTTGGTTTACATCGATAAGATGACTAGATGGCAAGTGATGGATAAGCTGAATTGTAGTGAGAGTACTTACTTTCGACTGTTGCGTGTAGCAACAAAGGAGTTAGATGCGGTGACAGCATTTGACAGTAAATGACAGTGAAAAAAAGTATTTGACAGTGCATGACAGTTTTAACGTGCTATTATAGTATCATCAAGAATGAAGGGGCGAGGCAGCTAATGCCTGGCTCTTTTTGTTTGTTAAAAAAGGAGGGGTGGCAATGCCACGAGTACAACGCTGTAAATACCCTGGCTGCCATACTCTGACTGTCAAGCCAGCTCTATGCTGTGATATACACAGGCAGCACGAGCCGAAGATAAGAGAACAAAGAGAGCGATACAGTCGTTCTAGATATAACAAGTACACGCGCAATCGAAGCGAAGAGAAGAAAGAACAGTACAACTTTTATCGCTCGAAACTTTGGACTAATCTAAGACATAGATGTCTGATAAGAGATAACTATGTATGCCTTTACTGCCTATCGAGAGGCAGGGTCACGGCCAATAGCAAGATTGCCGATCACGTTGTTCCAATCGAAGCCAACGCAAACCTTAAAGCAGAGTTAAGCAATCTGGCCACAACTTGCCAAAATTGTCATAGGTTAAAAACAATTTGGGAGCGCGAATATTACGGCACAGGCCAAGGAAATATTTTGAAAGTCGGGGTCAAGCAAATTTCTGACATCCGGCTGATCGCAAATTTAATCAACAAGCCACGATAACCCCCCGCCCCTATGTGGTGGATAAGAGAGCCGCAACAAACTCTCGTCTTACATCACGCGCCATTTTTTCAAATTTTTAGGTAGGGGGGGTAGTCAAAAAAGGAGGCAGAAATCAAATGGCGAGAAAACCCTTCTATCAGCAGAATGACGGGCGTTTGTCGAAGGATCCGCCTGCTTATTTTGGAGTGTTGGCGAAGGAGTGTTGGCGCAAAATCGTACCTTTTTTAGAAAGCACAAACAAGGTCGAGCGGATAGACGCTCATCTAATAGAAATGTACTGCACCAATTACGAAATATACAGAAATGCGTATGATGATGTCAAAGAAAATCAAATCCAGACCCCAATTTATAAAACAATTCAGAACGCAGCCGGAGAGGCGATTGGCCAGGATTTTATCGGCTATAAAAAGAATCCGGCAACAGATATCATGCGCAACGCTAGTGTTCAACTATCTGCTATTGGCGGACAGTTGGGGCTATCACCAAAAGCGAGGCAGGATCTGCTGGCAGTGGCTAGCGCAGATACAGAAAAGGTCTCTACAGCTGAAATGCTGAAAGAGTTTTTAGGGAAATAAAAAGGTCTCGTTTTAAATGCGACCTCAAGGAGGTGAGGCAGTGAGCGAACTCAAAATAGACTTGACGAAGAAAAAGAATGTCATGGAGTGGTACCGGAAGCTAGATTTTTCAGAAATCCGCAAGAAGTACACAGACCCAGGCACAAGATATGCTTTTGATGTGCTGGACGGCAAGATAATTTCCGGATATATTATCCAGTTAGCCTGTTTCAGACATCTAAGAGACTTACAACGACAAGGTAGGGACGAATTCCCTTACTACTATTCGCTACCGCATTTCAAAAATTTTCTTAAGTTCGCTAGTCTAGTACCTAACATTGACGATTTGAGCCAGCCGCTGGAGTTAATGGATTGGCAAAAGTTCATCTTTAGCCAAATAGAGGGTTGGCGGTCACTGGACGACCTGCCACGATTTAAAAATATAGTCCTATCTATCGCTCGAGCTCAAGGGAAGACAATGTTGGCCGGCATTCTCAAATGTCACGCCTTCCTGATTGAGGCCTTGGGACTCTCAAATCAGGACTTTCTGATCAGCTCTATCAACTTTGACCAGACTATGAAGCTATTTGGCTATGTAAAGTCTATGATGGCCAAAATCGTCGAACAGGAGCCGTTTAAGTCTCTTGCAGCAGAAATTGATTTACAGCTATACTCACGAGAAATAAAGGCTGCTAATGATAACAATATCATTAAGACCATCTCTTTTGAATCTGGCAAGTTTGACTCAAATCATTTTCTACTTGCCATTGCTGACGAGGTCGGGGAGTTGACCCGAGATGATGGGATTTCTAAAATCACATCCGGCCAGATCAACACCCCAGGCGCTCGCTTCGTGGAAATATCCACGTCTTACACAGTCCCAGATGTTCCTTTTCACAAGGAGCAGAAAAAACTAATCGAGGTTATGGAGCGAGACTTCGACCGGGCAAGTGATGACCAACTTTGCCTTGTGTGGGCACAGGATAGCCTAGAAGAGACTTTTCGGCCCGAAACGTGGGCTAAGAGCAACCCGCTTTTAAACCTTGCTGACAAGCACGAGAAGCTGCTTAGAGGACTTATCTCAGAGCGTGATAAAAAGATGCTCATGGGAAAGCTGGCAGACTTCCAAGTGAAGAACATGAATTGCTGGCTGAACGCAGACAGCAACAGCTTTCTTGCTCTTGAGGATATAGAAAAGGCTGTGATTGATGACTTTCCGAGGTTCGGCCGTCGGGTTTATGTGGGTGTTGACTACTCTATGTCATCAGATAACACTTCTATAGCTTTTGTCTATCCATACGAAGAAGAAGAACGCTGGCATTTAGAGCAGCATTCATTCATTCCTTGGAATCAGGCCGGCAGTATAGAGGCTAAGGAGAAGCAGGACGGCATCAATTACCGAGAACAAGAGAAACAAGGCTACTGCACAATTACCAGCCATCCGCAAGGCTTAATAAATGACGATCAGGTCTATGATTGGCTGGTGAATTACATTGAGGATAATAATCTGGATGTGATTTTCTTTGGTTACGATGCAATGGGCGTGACTAAGGTTATCAAGGCCTTGGAGCTTAATACAAGCTACCCGCTCATGCCTATTCGGCAGCGGACAAGCGAGCTAAAAGACCCTACAAAGTTCCTGCAAAAAATCTTTGTAGAGGGCTCTGTAACCCGCTTAAATGATGTCATCATGGAAAAAGCCTTGATAAATGCGGTTATCAAGCAAGACAACGTAGGAATTCAGGTTGACAAGATGAAATCAACACTGAAGGTTGACGTAGTGGACGCTATCATAGATGGATGTTATCAAGCTATGTACCACTACGAAGATTATGGCATTGCAAATGACAAAACCTATCAAGTCGAACATATGAGCCAGCAAGCGGTTTTAGATTGGCTTAATAACCCGGAAAGTGGGCTTTTGGAGGAAGAATTTTTATAATTATGACGATTTTTAAAACTTTTTTTAGCCTAATTTGGGCTTTTTTTGATGTTTTGATGTTTCTAGCTGCAGCAATGACAATCAATCTGACAATGTATCGAGTCGGGTGGTTAGCATTCGGGATCAGCCTGACAATCACTTTCATCTTGGCCGGTTTCGTATCAGAAATTATACAAGCGCGGCAACAGGAATAGAAAGGGGGTGAGGTAAAAACATGCCATTGTTTAAACCGCCAAATTTTATGAATATAGCAGAAAGCAAGTCGGTAGATAACAGTAGTTTCGACAGAGTGTTTGCTGATGATGGCCAAGATTTCTTGAGCGCTTCTTTGAGTGGTGGTGAGTGGGTATCTGCGCAGTCTGCTTTGCAGAATTCAGACCTATACGCTATCATCAGTCAGTTATCAAGCGACCTTGCAACTGTCAAATTAACCGCTACTCAAAAACGCTGGCAAGGAATTATAGATAATCCAAGCACAAATGCCAGCCGACACGGCTTCTATCAGTCGTTATACGCTCAATTGTTGTTGGCAGGAGAGGCCTTTGCTTACCGCTGGCGCAACGAGAACGGCCGAGACGTAAAATGGGAGTTTCTAAAACCGTCACAGGTTCACATGAATTACTACGAATACGAAAACGGCACTTATTACAACATTACTTTTACAGATCCGAGAATAAGACCACTCTTGCAAGTTCCGCAAGGTGATGTGTTGCATTTTAGGCTTGTTTCTACGGATGGTGGCCGGACTGGGGTTAGTCCACTTTTGGCGCTCGGCCGAGAGTTAAGAATCAAAAAAGCATCAGACGACCTAACTTTCAACTCGCTGAAAAATTCATTGAAGATGAATGGTGTATTGAAAATTAAGAATGGTGGACTGCTTGATAACAAGACTAAGATGGCTCGGTCAAGATCGGTCATGCAACAGATGACAGGGGGACCGCTAGTCCTTGATGATTTGGAGGACTTCACGCCGCTAGAAATCAAATCTAATGTGGCGCAGTTGCTATCTCAAGCCGACTGGACAAGTAAGCAATTCGCCAAAGTTTATGGCATTCCTGATAGTTATCTAGGCGGTCAAGGAGACCAACAGTCATCTGTTGAACAAATTAGCAATGTCTACGCTAACGCAATGGCTCGCTATCTGCGACCTGTTATTAGCGAGATGACTTATAAACTAGGAACTGAACTAGACTACGATATACGGCCCGCTATTGACGTTCTGGGTACATCTTACATGGCGGCTATATCGAATCTGGTCAAAGCTGGAGTTGTCGCCCAAAATCAAGGCTTGTCTTTATTGCAGAGTGCAGGAATTGTTTCTCAGGAATTGCCAGAGCCTGAAAATCCAAATACGACAAGGAAAGACCGTGTAAATGAATCACAGGAATAGAAAGGGGGTGAGGGGAGCAGATGGGAATTATTGATATTAAAGGCAATATTGTTTCAAACGATGTTGGGGAGTTTTATGAGTGGTTTGGTATATCTAGCACATATCCTGATAAGGTCCAGCAAGCTATTGCAAGCAACGAAGACGACGAAATCACGCTAAACATTGCGTCGAATGGTGGCGATGTCTTTGCGGCCAGTGAAATCTACACTATGTTAAAAGACAGCAAGAAAAACATTGTAGTAAATGTACAAGGTTTAGCTGCCAGCGCTGCGTCCGTTATTGCCATGGCTGGGAATATAGTCAGAATGTCGCCGACGAGTCAAATGATGATCCACAAAGCGTCTGTTGTCGCGTATGGCAATGCTGATGACCTAGGTCACGAATCAGACGTACTAAATAGCATTGACGAATCAATCGCTATGGCTTATGAACTTAAAACAGGCATGAACCAAACGGATATTTTACAACTTATGTCAACCGAAACTTGGATGAACGCAAAAGCAGCAGTTGACAAAGGCTTTGCAGACGAAATCATGTTTAACGACGCGGACGAAGAACCAACTTTTGAAAATGCACTAATCGGCAACTTGCCGAGTAAGGCAGCAATCAATAAATTTAGGAATTTGATTGCAAAACAAAAAAATAATACAGGACCTAGTCAGCCCAAGAACTCATTACGAGAACAAAAGCTGGCTATTTTGTTAGGCAAAAAAGGAGGAAACTAATGCCAAAAACAGTAAATGAACTTAACGAACTTTGGATTGAAGCTGGCCACAAGGTCGAAGATCTAAACGAGCAAATCAACAACGCTCTGAATGATGAAGGTTTTACAGCTGAAGCTTTTGAAGCTTTGAAGAATCAGCGCGATACCGCGAAGGTGCGTCGAGACGCCTTGAAAGATCAACTTGTAGAAGCTCGGGCGGCTCAAGTCGCGGCAATGGAGAAAGAGGATATCAAACCTCTTAACAAGGAAGAACTCGAGCTCAAGGATACATTTGTTACAAACTTCAAAAATATGATTGAAGGAAAACCATTTGTGAATGCTTCGAGCCCAGCTACCACCGGTCTTGTGTCTTCCAAGGAAGATGATGCAGTAGGAAACGGCGGCCTGACCATCCCTAAAGATATCCGTACAGCTATCATGGAGCTTACGCGTCAATTCTTTAATTTCCAGAACTTGGTCACGGTAGAAACTACTTCAGTAAAACAAGGGTCTCGAAATGTAAACTCCATCTCAACTGTTACACCACTAATTAAGCTGGATGACGAAGATACCAACATCTCAGACCTTGAAGGTCCTAAGTTATCAATTGTCCGCTATGTAATTGCTGAATATGCAGGTATTTTGACTGTTACAAACAGCTTGCTTGCCGACACAGCCGAAAATATCCTGGCTTGGTTGACAAACGAAGTTGCTAAGAAAGTAGTTATTACTCGTAACGCTGCTATCTTGGAAGCGTTCGGAAAAGCGCCAGCTAAACCAACTGTTGCCAAGTTTGACGACATCAAGGATGTTTTCTACTCAATCGATCCAGCTCTTCGCGCTAACGCAGCATGGGTGACTAATACATCAGGTATCAAAGTCTTGGCAAAAGTCAAAGACGCAGATGGAAACTACCTCTTGCAAAAAGATGTCACTAAGCCTGATACTTATCTGATTGAAGGCAAGCCAGTGATTGAGGTTGAGGATGCACGTCTTGCTGATGCAGCATCAAGCACTCATCCGCTGTACTTTGGAGACTACAAGGCGTATGTAACGTTGTTTGACCGCGAAAACATGGCACTAGCTACCTCTACAGAGGCAGGAAACGCATTCTATCGCAATCAAACCAAGCTACGTGTGATTGACCGCTTTGATGTTCAAGTTGTGGATAGCGGCGCTCTTGTTGCTGCATCATTCAAGACAATCGCTGATAACGCGAAAGCTGAAGCCGCGGGGTAACTAACGTATGGCAGTAACGCTCGAACGATTTAAGAAAGCGATGAACCTTGACGAGGTTGAAGATAACGACCTCGTCCAAGGCTATTTGACGGCAGCTGAACACTCAATCAAGACAGCGGTAGGCGAGGACAAGTCAGGAAAATTTTATGCTCGAGAAATTGTCGCGTCAATGATGGATGTGGCAGTTATCGCAATAGCGGGCTCATACTACACCTATCGTTTGAGCCTTGCGGATGCGCAGACTTATCCTGTTAATCTGACTTCCAATGCCATTATTGGACAGCTAAGAGGAATGTACGATGTGTTTATGGAGGGGCAGGATGGCTAAGAGATATTTACCATCTGAATTCAGCAAGATTGCTGTTTTTGGAGAGATGAAATCCGCTCCTAACTCCGCTGGAATCAACATTCCAAAACTAACTGAGCTTTTCCAACTGCATTACAGAGCGGTTAAGCGAACGCAAAATCAGACTTATCTTGCTACTCAAATCGGTCTAGCAGATACGGTGATTATTTGTATCAGGCACAGCGCGAGAGTGCATAGTAAGCTTCAGGTTGTTATCAACGGTTCGACTTATGACATTGTCGCAATCGCTCCAGATGACACACCCGGTTTTGGTAAATATGATTTTCTGACTTTGAGATTGAAAAAGAAAGCAGGTTGATATGGTTGGACTGGATGAAGCTTTGCAAGGCTGGCTAAGAGATGTCCAGCGAATAACTGACCTAACACCTACAGAGCAATCAAAAATCACACAGGCAGGAGCTAAAGTGTTTCAGGAACGGCTAGAAGAAGCAACTCGCAACAAGCACTATGACACAAAGCGCTATAACCCTAAGCGCGGCCACTTGGCCGACGGATTAGAAACACAGATGTCTAACGCAGATGGGCGGAAGACAGGGGTTTCTACTGTGGGGTGGAGCGATGGCATGAATGCTACAATTGCTCGCTGGCTAAATGACGGAACAAAGAAAATGGCAGGCAGCCACTTTGTGACAGAAATCCAGCAATCAAAAAAAGTGCTTGAAGAGGTTCTAGCCGCCGAAAAAGCAGAGTACGAAAAACTAATTAGGAAACGGAGGTAGTGTATGCTCGCAACTTTGGAAATGAAAAAATTATTAGACGGCTCGCAATTAAGCGAAGTACAGCGTGTTTACACTAGTAATCTTCCTAAAGAGGAACAGGATAATGTGGGCGAAACAATCGTTCTAGTCACTGATGCAAACTCTGAACTCGGTCTAAGCGGGAACAATACATTTCATCTTGTTAGAAGACAGGTAGAGATTCAGATTTTTTATAAATTGGATATTGATTTTGATATTGACAATTTTGAAGTTCAACTAATGAAGCTGCTCAAATCAAATCACTGGTCAATTTTAGACATTCGTGGTCGCACGGTAGACCCGGACACGCTGCAGATGACTTCTGTCATTTATGCAGAACAAACAAAGATTTTAACACAAGGAGAAAACTAATACATGGCTATTGTAGGTTTAAAAATGGTTACGTTGGCACTTGTTGACGAAAACCAAAAATTGCTGAAAGGCGCCGAAGGGCTATCTGCTTCAGGAATCATTGAAGTAGATGATACTATGTTTGGTACTAAGACAGCTAATATTACCAACCTTGAGGGTTCTGTTACTAAAGTACCAGGAAATAACAAGGTTCAAGATGTTTACACAGCTCCAGGAGCGCCACAAGTTGCCTTTGACTTCAACAATCTTGCCTTTGACCTCAAGCAAAAGCTTAAAGGTTACAAATCTGATGGCAAGGGAGGATATGTTTATCAAGGGCACAAACCACACGTTGCAGTATTGATTGAGAGCGAAACATTGGATCGCAAACATTCTGTATTCTTCGGATTTGGTGATGGTATCTTCCAAGAAACTTCTCAAAACGTAGGTACAGATACTGACAGTGCACAAACTCGGTCAGATGATAACATGACCTATAACGCATTGACCACTCAGGCATTCGGTGATGAACCGCACAAGATTTACTACTCAGGGGACAGTTCCTTTGATAAGGCTAACATGATGAAAGAAGTCTTTGGCGGATACACGGCACAAGCTGGTGGCGTGTCACCAGTTCCTGGTGGATAATTCAATTTTTAGGCTAGGCAGTGTTAGAGCTGTCTAGCTTTTATTTTGCAAAAAAAGAGGTAAAAAAACAATATGGAAATCAAAAATATTAAAATCCCAGAATTAGGCAAAAAGGGCTTTACTGTCCTAACAAGTAACAAGAACATCCGCAAGATGAATCAGTTCCAACTTGAAATGGCCAAAATCGCAGACAAGCAATCAGAAGACGATATGACAACGGTCATGGCTGCAAATGTTGAAGCTATCGAAGCTACGCTGGTCTACCTTCAGGAAGTGCTAGGATTGACAGATGAACAAGTCGAAGTGCTCGACAATTTGGAAATGCAACGTACACAGGAAATCGCAAACTACCTGTCAGCTCGGCTTATGGGCTTGAGTGACAAACAGATCAAGGAAATTGAAGCGAGCAGCGAATCTGACCCAAAAGAATAAGTTGGGGTGAGCGCATCTATGAACTAGAAAATATCATAGAGGACCTAGACCTTGCGGAGAAGCAAGCGCTAATAAACTTTGGATGGACCATAGATGAATACGAGGAAGCTGATTACTACCGTTTGGGCGAGATCATGGCGGCCAAAGAACAACAAGATAGGGCAGTAGACCCTATGTCATTCTTAACAGGAAGGAGGTAATACGATTTGGTAAAAGTACAGGCCACAATGTCAACCGAGATAGCTCTAGACACGCTAAGAGCGTCCCAGAGCTTACGAAACTTAACGGGAGTGGTGAACTCCGCCACTAGCGCTTGGAAAGCGCAGGAAGCGCAATTAAAGGCTGTAGGGAATTACACCCAGGCAGCAGAAGCTAAATACAAAGGTTTGGGCGACGCAATCCAAGCGCAACAATCCAAGATTGACGCACTCAAGCAGAAGCAATCTGATCTAAAAGGGAATACTCAAGAGACAGCGGAGCAGTATCTCAAGTACCAGCAACAAATTGACCAAGCGACAACCCGGTTGGCCAGCATGCAGGCCCAACAGGAAAAAGCCAAAGGTTCTATGGACTACTACAAGTCTGGGCTGGCAGACCTGCAGCGAACTTATCGGGAAGCCAACGAGTTATCAAAGAGCCGCGTCGAGAGATTGCAAGCAGAGGGAAAGACCAGTGAGGCTTTGAAGGCTAGGATTGAGAGCAATCAAGCCTCTGTCAAGAACCTTACTAAGCAGTATGAGCTACAAGAAAAGGCGTTGCAGCAAATGGCTCGCTCTGGCGATACAAGCAGCCGCGCCTACCAAATTCAGCAGCAAAGACTCAACGAAACAGCCACAGCATTAGCAAAAGCTAAGAGTGAGCAAGAAAAGCTCAACGATGAGTTGAAAAAGGCGAACCCTTCTTTTTTGGAAAAAGTGAGAGCCAAAATTCAGGAAGTAGGGAAAGAAACAGAGAGTACCAGAGACAAGGCAGAAGGCGCTGGAAATATCTTTAAACAAGTATTCTCTGCGAATGTTATCTCTGCTGCTTTTATGAATGGCCTGAATTTTATAAAAAACACTTTTTCAGACTTGCTAAAATCTGGGTCGGAATATATCCGCTATCAACAAACCATGACTGCTTCGTGGAACACGCTAACTGGATCTGCAGAGCAGGGCAAGGTCATGGTAGATATGACGAACGAAATGGCGCAAGCGGCATCTAATAGCGCTCGTATGGTAGATGAGCTCAACAAAAAGCTCTATGCAGTAACAGAGAATGCGGATAAGACGCGGGAGCTGACTAAAACAATTCTGACGCTTCAAGATGCTTTCGGAGTTGAAGATGCAGCTATTCAGAACTTTGCCACACAATGGGGACAAATGCTTGGGAATGGGAAAGTACAAGCCCAAGACATGTTGTCATTCATGAATGTGTTCCCAACTTTGAAGAAAGAGATGATTGGCATTGTCTCTGAAATGCGTGGCGGAGCTGAAATTACCAATGCTGCTTTCGCAGAGATGCAAAAGAACGGAGAAATTACCTCTGACATTGCTAACCAAGCCTTAGCAAGAATGGGCGAGAAGTACAAGGATGCAACGGCTAACTTTGCAAATACTACTGAAGGTCTAGAACGAACAATCAAAGGCCGTGGGCCTGCGCTTGTCGCTGCTTTTGAAAAACCATTCTTAGATATGAAAAACCCGATTTTGAAGGCGGCTTCTGAATGGGTGGCAAGTGACAAAACCGCTGAACAGTTCAACAAATTGGGGCAGTCTGCTTCGAAGGGGCTTGATGTGATTGTCGAAGCTTTTAAGAAGGTCTTTGATTTTGGAGACAAAGGGGAGTTCATGGACAAAATCATGGAATCCATCACTAAATTTGTCGAAAAAAGTGCCCAGACCATAGCAGACAACGCACCAGCTATCAAGAAGTTTTTTGAAGAAACCGAAAAAGGCGCAGTCGCTATTTGGGAAATCGCAAAGCCATTTGCTGAAGGCGCTGGGGATGTGGTAAAAGACACGGTTGGTTTTATCGCAGAAGTATTCAAGGAGCTATCCGGAAGTGCAGATAAGTCTGGAAAACCTATCAAAGGGGTTGCGGACGGCTTGCAGGAAATCAGTAAGCATAAAGAAGCTATCAAGGCTACAGGAACAGCTTTTATGGCTTATTTTATCAGCAGCAAAGCCATCAACTTGATTAAAACAGCTGGAACAGTATTTTTTAACTTTGGACAGTTTGCTGCAAATGGCCTTAACCTAATAAAAGTAGCGTGGGCTACTAATCCGATAGGGCTGATTGTAACTGCCGTGGCTGCTGTAGGATTTGCTCTATACGAGCTTTATAAACATAACAAGCCATTTAGAGATTTTGTAGATGGCATCGTCAAAGCTTGTAAAGAGTTTTTTGATGGAGCGATAAAATGGTTTGGTGGAGCGTTCAAAAAAGTTGGTAAGTTCTTTTCAGATTTTGGAAAAGGTTTTGGCAAAGTCATTAAAGCTATAGGCGACGGCGTTGGAGCCATTAGCAAATTCTTAGGTGGTATTGTCAAAGGAGTAGTAGAGTTCGGGAAGAATATTGCTAAGGTTCTTATCTTTGCAAATCCTTTTGTGCTAGGGTTTGCTTTAATGTACAAACACAGCAAACCTTTTAGAAATTTCATCAAGGGACTTGTCGGAGCAGCGAAGAAACTTCACGACGGATTTAAGAAATTTTTTGGTGCTATCGGAAAATTTGTAAGCAAAACATTTGATGGCATAAAAAAAGAGGTTTCCGAAAAATATAAAAAAGTATCGAATTTTATCGGCAAAACTTCAGAGGGTATCAGCAAAGCGTGGAATAAGACTTGGTCAAAAGCCAATGATTTCATAAGCGACACTTGGAACAAAATCAACAAATCCACAGAAGAGAAATTTGGCAAGAATGCCAAAACGCTCATTGTCGATACTTTAGGCGATATCGGAAAGTCGTTTCAAAAGACTTGGGATGGCATTTCTGAAGGCTTTAGTAAACTGTGGGACGGCATGAAGAAGCTGGCTCAAAACGGCATAAATGCTGTCATCAAAATACCTAATGCAGGAATCGACGGCATAAACAGTCTTATTCATGATTTTGGTGGACCGAAAGAAACAATCGGTAAAATTCCAGAAGTCAAGTTCGCGAGCGGTACTGGTTTCTTCAGTCAACATCGCAATCCGATTACAAAGCCTGTGCTTGCTACGCTAAACGACGGTAATGACAGTCCGGATACAGGAAATCAAGAAATGGTTATCATGCCAAATGGCAGTAATTTCCTTGTCCCTGGACGCAATACCAAGATGCTATTACCCGCAGGAGCAGAAGTGCTAAACGCTTCTGAAACTGCTTGGCTAATGGGTGTGAGCCAACAAGCCTTCGCTAAAGGTACCGGCTTCTTCCAGAATATCTGGAATGGTATTACTAGCTTTGGTGGAAACGTTGCAAAAGTAACGGGCAATCTCTGGGACGGCTTGAAAGATGGTATCGAGAAATTCACGAAAATGCTTGATTTCATCGGAAAAGCAGTAACTGATCCATCAGGCACTCTAAAAGATAAATTCAATCCCTCATCAAAAGGAATGAAAGGGATGTTTGATAATTTTGGAGGAGTGCTTTTCAAGAGAGCTACTGATGGTGCCGGAACTTGGTGGAAAGAACTTTGGGGCATGGCCAAGAGCGCTTCTGACGAAGGCGGGGTCGCGGGCAATATGGGTGACGACTATAATCCTAAGTGGCGCGCTATGGCTAAAGATGCTATAGCAGATCCTTGGGGTTATTTTATTCGCGAATGTGTGTCTTTTGTGGCCAATCGCTTGAATAATTTAGGCGTTCCCGCTTCAAAATTCTCGTTTTTGGGAAATGGTTCTGACTGGGTAAACGCCAGAGTTCCGCATACAAACAATCCACGGCCGGGCATGGTTGCCGTTTATGGCCCTGGTTCTCAATTCGGGAACCACGTAGCTATGGTCAGCGGCGTGTCTGGCGGAACTATCAGCGGAGAAGAATATAACTGGCTGGGAGATGGTAATTATCACACTTATTCTGGCCGGCCAATCTCGGGAGTTACTACTTTCCTTGACTTTGGTGTTAGAGGCGGAGATAGCAATACACCGGCGCTATCTGAAGCTAATAATCCGCTGCAAAAACACATCAAAAAGCAAGTCGGTGGTATGTTTGATTGGATCAAGAAATTCCTCGCACCACAATCTGAAGACGGAGCAGGCCCAACTGGTGGCGGTACCGGTGTTGAACGTTGGAGAAATACAGTCATCAGAGCCTTAAAGAAAAACGGCTTTGAAGCGAGTGACTCACAAGTCAACGCATGGATGCGCGTTATTCAGCGTGAATCAAACGGGGATCCTAGAGCGGTGAACAACTGGGATAGTAATGCAGCGGCGGGGATTCCGTCAAAAGGTTTGGTACAGACGATTGAGCCAACATTTAACGCGTATAAATTCCCCGGACATAATGACATTTTCAACGGTTATGACAATTTGCTTGCAGGTATCGCTTATGCAGCTGCGCGCTACGGCCGTGGTCCTGGAATGTTTGCTCGTGTATCTGGCCCGTTAGGTTATGCAAACGGAGGGTTGGTTACTAAACACGGACTTTACGAAGTTGCAGAGGGGAACCAACCAGAATATATCATTCCGATGGATGCAGCGAAGCGAGGAAGGGCTTGGCAGCTTCTACAACGCATTGTAGGACAGTTTGTGGGTGAACACCCAACAGACCCACTAGGCGGCCGTAGAGAAGACGACAGCGCCCTTGACAAGCTTTCTGACAAGTTAGATACACTTATCGAGCTAATGACTCAGTTGGTCCTTGGCCAAGATAGACCAATTGACAATCGTCTTATCGTGGATGGTCTGAGCCTTGCAAAGGAACTCACACCGTTTATGGTTAAGGCTCAGACAAGCTATAACCGTCGCATGGAATCACTAGAAGGGAGGTAAACATAATTGACAATATCTGTTACTTATGACGGGAAGAGTCTGACTGATTTAGTAGATGAGATTACCAGCATTACCCGAAATATCGGAACAGGCTACAACAATGTTTATGCCGATCAAGGAGCGAGTCGAAACGGACAAGTTTTCCTCTACGCTACGAAAGGCGCAAAACCTATCTCTATCGAATTTAAAGTCAAGGGAAGCCTACGAAAAATCCACGAAGTCGGAAATGAAGTGGCTAGCCTCGTGGATTCCTCGAAACCGGCTCCGCTAGAATTTAGCGACGAGCCAAATAAGATTTGGTGGGCTGTACCATCTGGTAGCCCATCATATTCTATCAATCAATCTACGAGTCCAGCAGAAGCGACAGGAGTCATTAGCTTTGATGTCCCTTCCGGCACTGCAGAATCTAAGAGTTACACAACTCTGAAAGCAGTCAATCCTGATGAAAGGAACGGAACAGTAACTAAGATAAGCGATACCGCTTATAAAGTCACTGTAAATAATCGTGGCACGGCAGAAGTTTTCCCGATCATAAAAATAAAGCATAGAGGTGAAAATGGCTATATTGGAATTGTGACCAAATCAGCCATTTTCGCAATGGGAAACGACGAGGAAGCGGATCGGCAATCTTATAAAAGATCAGAAATCCTTCAAGACTATGTTTCTAACAATTGGATTGTAAAAGGTTTGGCCGAGGGACAGAAAAACTCTGCCATTTTAAATGATCTCAGTCAGAATTTAAACGGTACGCTAGCTATTGACAACGCTTGGGGCCGCCCTCATATTGCCTTGAGCAATCGTGGAAGTGGATCACGACCAAACAATGCCGCTTCGGTCTCGTGGGAAATTCCTTTAGATAGCGCCCGTGACCGCGGGGCTTTGAATGAATATTTTTGGTGGAGGCAAATTTTTTGGTTAGGTGCAGCCAATCAATTTGGTTTCATCAAGATTATGGTTTCAGATACTAACGACCAATTTTTGTATGGTGTTGAAACCATCAAGCGGGCTAATGGTCTGGATGCAGAATACAACTTTTTAGCTTCTGATGGCAAAGGTGGTTATAAGGTTTTAAAACAATGGAATTTCGTTGGAACGCATCGCGACGACCAGAACCCCTTTAACGCAGAAAGAGGATGGTCGGATCTACTACGACGCGACGACATGGTGCAGGTGTTTTGGTGGGGTTCTTATCCTCAATTTCACATTCCAGAAATCAAAGGGCGAAAGAGTGCTAAAATCCATGTAGCTTTAGGCGCTTTTGGCGATAAGCCGCTTGTTACTCACATGTACCTTGATAGCATTGTTTATCGCAAAGACTTTGTGAGTGGTATTGAAGATGTGCCTAATCGATACCGCCCTGGTTCGCTCGTAGAAATCGATATGGGCAGTGGCTCGATTTTGGTTGATGGAATGTCCAAAAACGAAGAGGAAATCGATGGTTCAGATTTTCTCTCAATTCCAAAAGGCGCAAGTGAGATGGAGATTCATTTTTCAAGCTGGGTCAAAGAAATGCCAGAAATAGAAATCATGTGGAAAGAGAGGTATGTTTAGTTGAAAATCAACATTTTGGACAATCGGCTACGCAAAGTTGGCTTTATCAAGCGCGGTCATCCTGACATGCCGACTTTTTCCTCTGATACCTGGCATAGGTATTTAGCAGAAGGGACCTCTACATTTGATTTTACTGTTCATAAATTTGTGAATGGTGTATTTCAAGATTATTGTAAGTTGATTAACGAGCAAGCTTATTTTTCTTTTCGGTACAAGGGTAAGGACTATCTTTTTTATGTCTTGAATATCGTCGAAGATGATTACAGTATTCAGCTATCTTGCAATAATCTAAACCTGGAACTAAAAAATGAGATGGCTTTGTCATTCAAATCTGAAGAAGCCCAATCGCTTGAATGGTACCTAACGAAGATGGAAATTTTGAACTTCGCTCGGATCAGAATAGCAGTAAATGAACTGTCTGACCGAAAACGCGCTTTGACTTTTGATGGTCAAGAAACAAAACTAGCTCGGTTAATTTCGGTCATTCGTCAATTTGAAGGAGAATTTGAGTTTGAAACCAATTTGACGAAGAACGGAGCCTTTAAAGAGTTGGTTTTAAATATCTACCACGAGCACGATGATAACCATCAAGGCGTTGGCAGATTACGCGGAGATGTTAAGCTACGCTACGGACGTGAACTAAAAGGTGTTCAGCGAACCGTGGATAAAAGCCAGCTCTTTAATGTCTTGTTTGCAACTGGAACAAAAACAGAAGGAGAGGAAACAAAAACTTTCGGAATCGAGAATATCGAACGAGAGATTAAAAACGAGGATGGTCGAGTAGAGTTTTACACTCGAAAAGGAAGCAGAGGGCTCTATGCTCCGCTATCTGTCGAGATGTTTCCGGCTTCTGCTTCTTTGACTAGTGACGAGTGGATACGAAACGATTTAGCTACCGAGTACAGCACGGAGGAAGCGCTCTGGGGGTATATGCTGAAATGGATAAAGCAGCACGCTTATCCAGTCGTAACTTACGCGGTTTCTGTTCGTTCGGATATGGTTGCCGGTCACTTAGGTTTAGAATTGGGTGACATTGTTAAGATTCAAGACAATAATTTTGTAGGCGGACTAATTTTAAAGGCTCGTATCACAGAACAAATTATCTCTTTTAGTAATCCAAACAATAATAATTTTGTTTTTTCTAATATTCAAAAGCTCAAGAACGCTATTTCTAGTAGTCTGCAAGAACGGATGGCCAGACTTGCAGAAGAGGCGCAGCCATATGAAATAGAGCTCTCTACAGATAGAGGGTGGCAGTTTAAGAACGGACAAGGCGAAAGCATAGTTAGCCCGACTTTACGAAAAGGTAAGAAACAAATAATAGCAGATGTTTCTTACCGTTTTTATTTCGGGACAGAAGTGATAGCCGGCCAAAGTTACAAGGTCGTAGCTGCTAAACTGTCAGATACTCAGGTTTTAACGGTGGCAGCCTACATCAAAAATACTGAGGTAGCTCGGACTCAATTAACCTTCGTCAACATTAACGATGGTCGCAACGGTCGGGATGGAGCTAAGGGGGATAAAGGTGAAACTGGAGCAAAGGGAGATAAGGGAGATAGAGGCGAAAAAGGTGACCGTGGTGACCGTGGTGAGCGCGGCTTGCAAGGCCTCCAAGGTTTACAGGGTGTCAAGGGCGACCAAGGTATTCCTGGACCAAAAGGAGCTGACGGTAAAACTCAATACACTCACCTAGCCTATGCCGATACTGTCTCAGGTAGTGGTTTTAGCCAGACCGACATAGACAAGCCTTATGTAGGGGTTTATGTTGACTTTAACATCACTGACAGTAAGAATCCCGCCGATTATCGTTGGACAAGGTGGAGAGGTCCAGACGGAAAGAACGGTAAAGATGGCGCCCAAGGTATTCCAGGTAAGCCAGGGGCAGACGGTAGAACACCATACTTTCACCGTGCTTGGGCAAACTCAGCCGATGGTCGTGACGGTTTTAGCACCTCAGACAGCACCAACAAACGCTATCTAGGTACGCTAACAGACTTTACTGAGGCAGACAGTCAAGACCCTACCAGGTACAAGTGGACAGCTTTATTTGGAACGACAGAGCAATCAGGTAATATCTTACTAGATTCAAATACCAGATGGAGAAATAAGCACCAACAAGATTTCATATTAGCTGAACCTTTAAAAGCTGGTAAACAGTACACATTAAGTGCTAGGTGGTGGAGGAGTGATAATAGTACACTTAACTTTGGGATTCGTGAAAATTCTAGCGATAGCTGGCAGTGGATAAATTTAGCATATAGCTTTGAGTTGGATGTTTGGAGCGCTACTTTTACATCCAAGAAAAATCTTAACGCTGGAGACGTTGTATCATTCTTCACTGTAGAACTCGAAGGAATTGGTAATGCTGACTGGGCTGTTTTAACAGTTGGAGCTATACCTATGACGAGCTGGCAACCTCACTGGTCAGAGACTCAAAAACAACTAGACTCTAAAGCTGACCAAGAGCTAACTCAGGAACAGCTTAACGCCCTCAACGAGAAAGCGGGTATCGTCCAAGCTGAGCTAGAGGCTAAGGCTAGTGCTGCCACCTTGGATAATTGGCTTAAAGCCTATCAAGACTATGTCAAAGCCAATGACAAGGCAAGAGCACAAGCAGAAAAAGACCTAGTCTCAGCTACTCAGCGTGTTTCTAACATTGCTAAAAACCTTGGAGAGCTATCTGACCGCTGGAATTTCATTGATACTTATATGAGCTCGTCGAATGATGGACTGGTAATCGGTAAGAATGATGGCAGCTCTAGCATGATGTTTAATCCCAACGGGCGTATCTCAATGTTTTCGGCAGGGGTGGAAGTCATGTATATTTCTCAAGGGGTCATCCACATTGAAAATGGTATTTTCTCTAAGACAATCCAGATTGGACGGTTTAGAGAAGAACAATACCATCTCAACCCAGATATGAACGTGATTAGATACATAGGAGGTGCTTAATGGCTGAATTTTGGTCAAATAACGATAGAGGTTACCGTATCCGTCTATGGATTGACCAAGTATCACAAAATATACCAGGGAATAGTAGCCAAGTTAGGGTTAGACTTGCATTGCTCAATACAACGACTACCTTTGCTCAGTATAATTGCTCTGCATGGGTAGACTTGAACGGACAACGCTTGAACTGGTCAGGTAGCCCTAGCGTGACTAGCTACAACTCAACTATCTGGCTGATTGACCAAACTATCACGGTTGGGCACAATGCAGACGGTAGCAAGGCCTTTGGTCTTTCTGCTCATTTTATCGGCAGTGGTGGATGGTCTCCTGGTACTTTGAGTATCAGCGGTAATTCATTCACGCTGACTACTATTCCAAGGTCTAGTTCAGTTAGTGTCGGTTCAGGCACTATTGGTAGTCCAGTAACGATCAACATCGATCGTCAAAGTTCTAGTTTCAAGCATACTGTCCGCTATGCCTGGGGCAATAAGTCAGGGACTATTGCAAGCAATATAGACACCTCTACAACGTGGACTATCCCCCTTGACTTTGCTAACGACATCCCGAACTCAGCAACGGGTACAGGGACTATCTACGTAGATACCTACTCAGGAGGGACTAGGACAGGGACGCAGTCAGCTACACTGACAGCAAGTGTCCCAGCTAGCATGAAACCTAGCTTTACAGGCGTTTCTCTGTCAGACTCTAATACAGCTGCTCAGAACGTGGTACCGAACTCTAACACATTCATCCAGATTATCTCTAACATCAAGGTAGCTTTTAATGGTGTAAGTGGGTCTTATGGCTCAAACATCACGGGCTACCGTGCTGAGATAGTCGGTAAGAACCAGACTACCAATGTTAACGGAGGCACTCTGGGTATTATGAACTACAGCGGCAACGTGACTATCAGGGCAAGTGTCTCTGATAGCCGTGGGCGTTGGTCTGATACTAGAGATGTGACGGTCACTGTGCTAGAGTATTTTGCTCCAGCCCTTAGTTTTAGCATTGCTAGGACTGGTGCAACCTCTAGCACCCTTACAGTGACTAGAAATGCCAAAATAGCACCGCTGACAGCCTCAGGGTCTCAGAAAAACACCATGACCCTTTCTTTCAAGGTTGCTAGGCTGGGGAGCACTAGCTACACGTTAGACACTGGACCAGCTGCTGGCTCCTGGACAAGTATATCTAGCCTGGTCAACTCACAAGCTAATTTAGCTGGTAATTACTTAGCTAATCAGTCTTGGGTAGTTATTGGAACGCTAGAAGATAAGTTCACACAGACAGAGTTTGCAGTTAATGTAGCCACGGAAAGCGTGGTTTTTTCTTATGACCGCAACGGGGTCGGTGTAAACAAAATCAGAGAACGTGGAGCACTTGATGTTAAGGGTGACATCTACGCTAATGGCAACATCTACGCAAACGGCAACCCGATCCAGCAGTATCGGCTTGTTGGAAATGACGGCGGATTAAATAAGGGCGGATGGAACCAGCCATGGAATATCCAAGCTACAACCTTTGATTGGCGTGATGGTCGCTATGCCGATAACCCTATGGGTAAAAATGGGCCATGGGGGTTGTTTCAAAACTACTGGCTCGACACCTGGAAAGGTACGCAGTTTTTTACAGAATTTGGCACAGGTCGTCATTTTATAAGGTATTATAACAATGCTCGTGAATGGAAGCCATCCCAGTGGAGAGAGTTTGCCTATACCGACCATACCAACCTCATAAATACAGGATGGCAGTCAGCTAATTTTCCTGGAACTTACTATAAGCGTGTAGGTGACATTCTGACAGTCAAGTACAATTTCACGGGTAATGGCTCAACAATGAATATTGGGGATATCCCAAGTTCTGTGTGGGTTGCCCCCCAAGATTACATGTTAGTTATCGCCAAGTGGTCTACTGGTGGTTCTGATAATAGCCACGTTCAAATTAACCAAGGGACAAGCAGTTTGAATGTACTAAGTACTGGTAACGGGACAATCTACAAAGGTCAGCTAACAATCATGATTTAGAAAGGAAACAGCATGAAACTAGAATATGGCTCAAAATCACAGGAGTATGACGCTAGTGGCACAGCGTCCACCACCAAAGTTACATTGGTCAACGCAGACGGCGCTAATGTGCCTATTTTTTTACCCCCTGACAAGATTGACTTGTCTAACACAGAGCTACTTGAGCTAGCTTTAGAGGTCATCTATCAAGAGAATTTTCCAAATCGAGCAGAAAAAGAGAAGTTCGACAAGGTAGATGAGCAATTACAGAAAAACAAAGAGCTTGCGGACAAGGCTGGGCAGGTATCGGTAGAAAACAAGGAATATCTAAATGCTGTCTCAGCAATTACTGAGGTATTGATTTCTTTGGCTATTTCACAAAACGGCGGCATGCAAGCTCAAACATACGCTAAAGTCGCAGCGTTTGTCAAACCGCTAGTTAAGGACAAACGGTATATCAATGGCGACATCATATCTGCGCCTTATCCGTTCGGGACAAATCTAAAATGGCCAAAAGATACAGCAACAATTTTTAAATTTACTACTCGCGAAGGTGATGGCTACACTTACAGGGGACAAAATGTCGAAGAAATGTTACAAACAGGCATTTTAAGCATCATCATGCCTAAATTAGGATAGAAGGTGGCAAAATGTGAATTCGATGGATTTATTAGATAAGATCACAACGGTCTTAGTCGTGATTATCCCTAGCTATTTTAGCTACAGGAGTAATCAAAATAGCAAGGAGACAGACAGGCGAATCGAAAGCCTAGTCGAGGATTTGGGAGACTTGAAAGAGTCTGTAATCAATATCCAAAATATCGGAAACAGAAACAATCAGGATCTAAATCTGATACAAAAAGGTTTGCAACGCTTGCAACGATTTAGATTGCAAGAAAATCTAAAAAAAGCCTTGAGGCGTGGCCAGACTACCCAGCATGAGTTGGAAGAGTTGTCCCGCCTCTATGAAAGCTACGTTGAACTTGGTGGAAATGGGGCCATCAAGCTTTTGTACGAAAAATTTTCGGAATTGCCTATCGAGGAGGAAAAATGAATAAGATTAACTGGACGGTACGTCTAAAAAACAAGAATTTCTGGCTGGCTCTGGTGCCAGCTATCGCCTTGCTTTTGCAGGCTGCGGGCGACATCTTCGGGCTGAAGCTAGAATTTGGGGTAACGATTGATAAGATTTTAGTCTTTATCAATGTGCTCTTTGCTTTGCTGGTGCTCGTTGGGGTTGTTAACGACCCGACGACCGCTGGGCTAGCTGATAGTCAACAGGCTTTGGGTTATGACGAACCTAAGAAATAACATAAAAGAGCAGGCTCTGAAGCTTGCTCTGTTTGCTTTTGCTGCAACCTATTTTTGGTTTGCGGCCTTTGAAAATTTGAAAGGAAAATAAAAAAATGACAAAAGTAAAAGTAACTGAATACGCAGAAGGAAATTTCCGTTTTGGCTTTGGGTCAAAACTCTATCTAGCTCGAAATGAGGAAGCACAAGTACGAGCTCACATCTCTACACCAGCAACGCAACGCTGGGACAACGGACAATATACTTTGACTGAGAGGATCGCTGAAGGCTTTAAACCTGCGCATCCTGTAACGTTTACAGCTAAAGTGATCTCACAAGGTAAAATCCAACCACAAGCTGCAATTGACTTTGTTTTGATGCCAGATGGCCGTGTGCTGGTCAATGCTAGCAATGTGCGTCAGCTACCTACACCGCTTGAGGTTGTTGGCGAGGTAACTTATATTATTGGCGCTAGCCAGTTTGATAAATAGGAGGATAATCATGACAATTAACGTCGAACAATCAATTGCATGGATGGCGGCTCGCGAGGGGGCTGTGACCTACTCTATGGACTATCGAAACGGTCCATCTAGCTATGACTGTAGCTCGTCTGTTTACTTCGCCTTGCGCTCTGCTGGAGCATCTGACCACGGTTGGGCAGTCAATACAGAGTATATGCACGACTGGCTCACTCAAAATGGCTATCAGCTCATCGCTGAAAATCAAGGCTGGGATGCCCAGCGTGGAGATATCTTTATTTGGGGTCAACGTGGCTACAGTACAGGCGCAGGCGGACACACTGGTATCTTTGTAGACGCGGAAAACATCATCCACTGTAACTATGGATATAACGGCATCACAGTTAACAACCATGATCAAATCTGGGAGTACAACGGATGCCCGTACATCTACGCTTATCGTTATACTGGGGCACCAGCACCAACGCAGTCTGCACCAGCAATCCAGCAGGCAGCCACATCTCAATTTGAGCATGAGCTGGATGTAAACACCCCACTAGCAAATTCTGATATGCCTTACTATGAGGCGAGCCTGTCAGACGACTACTGGGTCGAGTCCGCCCCTAACTCTGCTAGTCCGGACAAAGAATTTCTCCCTGCAGGGACTCGAGTCCGAGTCTACGAAAAAACAAAAGGTTGGTCACGCATCAACCATCCTCAATCTGACCAGTGGGTAGAAGATGCCTATCTGGTTGACGCTACCGAAATGTAAACGCAGCGGAAACTGCGAAAAAAATAAAAAAATGATTTCTTAAATTTTAATCTACCCCGGCCTTTCGGCTGGGGTTTTTTCATTTGCAAAAATTTTTTAAAAAAAATCAAAAAAAATTGTAAAAAGACTTGACTAACGCAGTGTAATGCGGTATAATAAATAATGTAAGGAGGTGATACAAATGGACAACCTAGACGAGTGGCTTGCAAGGGTCACAGTTGCGGTAGGGATTGCAGTAGCAATCTCAAAAGAGAGTCGCTCTTGGTACCAAGTACTAAAAGAGCAAAATAAAAAAGCGAAAATCGCTCCCAAGTTTTTCAGACGGCGGAAGAGATAATCGCTTGAAGGTAAGAGAGCGAAAGCTCTCCTTGCCTTTCATTGTACAAGAAAGAGAAGGAAAAATCAAGATGAAAATTATATTATTTGTAGCAATTTTGGCAATCGCTATTGCTTGGTATTCGGGAGATAACAAAAAATGAGTAAAGCAGATTTTAACAAAATTCAAAAATTACTAAAGACTGTAACAGCCTATAAAATTTCTAAAGCGACTGGAATTGGTGACACTACAATCAGCAGATGGGTTACAGGGAAAACACCAATCGAAAAAATGAGTTTAGAAAATGCTATCAAATTGACAAATTATGCGGAGGAGCTAACAATGATTTCAGCAAAAGAACTACTTGAAACTATTAAAAATAACGATGTAGCGTATGCTATTGTAAACGAAGACGGAGCAGTTTATTGCAATCTTGGTACAAGTAACATCATGGACATCTTTGGCTATGATGGTAAAGATGGGCATTTTTACGGCGTCTACGGCGACGCAGTTGGTGGACAGCTTGACAGTCGCAACGTCCCTGATGACGTTATTTTGAAAGCTATTAAACTAATGTTAGGGCTTGGCGAGCCTGTAAAACGCTCAGAATTATCTATGGGTTCAGATTTCAAACGGACATTTGTAGACGGGTATTTTGAGGTGGTCGAATTGATGAAACAGTCTGGTCTTCTTCAAGATAAAGAAGAAAACGAGAAAGTCAAAGAATGGATTGAGGATCACAAAGGCGTTGTAGGTTCAACGGTCAAACATCCATCATTCGGAACAGGAACAGTGCTAAAAATCAAAGACAACACAATCACTATTGATTTTGAAGATAAGGGAAGAAAATCTCTAGCACTCGAGGCGGTCGTAGAAAGTGACTTGCTAGATTTTGAATAA